CTACAGAAATGAGTACCGATGAAGGGCTGTCCAATGTCAAGTACAGAAATGTACGAAATAATTTCTTCCCTGGCGCTATGGTATTCACCAAAAAGGGATCGAACATAACCTTTGACGAAGAAGGCAACGAAGTGAAAGATACAGACGATGACGACAGTTTCTCAAATACACTCATCCAGTTGCAAGGTGATACGAATGCAGGAAAGATTATGGAAGTTACTTTAGAAAGCGATGAGGAAAAACCTGAAATAATAAATCTGAACTCACAAAATTACGACAAAGAATTTACCGTTACTGACGCAAGTGTGGTTGAACGTATTTATTCAGCTTATGGCCAAGAGCCATGGTATTGCATCCGTATTGGTAAAGTCGGATTCTCAGGCGATATTTTGGAAGATGCCTTCGAATACTATAACTCTATCGTCAGCAAACAACAACGTCTTATAGAACGCACGCTAAGTCGTGTGTTCAGCTATTGGCACGAAGTAGCCAATCCTTCAGGAGATTTCAGTGTCGAACCATTAAAGTATATAAGAAATGCAGCAATATCTAATAACAACAGATGAAGTGTCAGCTTTATCTCGCGGAATGTCTGTACATCTCGATCCTGACAAGATAGAAACCTATATCCGTGAGTCGGAGAATATCTACATCAAATCAGCGTTAGGAGACGAACTGTTCCTTGATGTAAAAACGAATCCGGATAAATACGCATTATTACTTGACGGTGGTACTTACGAAACCAAATGCAAGGAAAAGAAACTTTTCACCGGGCTCCGTATAGCATTGGCATACTATACCTATGCCTGTATTGTCAAAAATGGAGATGGGAATGTATCCCGTTTCGGCTTCGTGAACAAGGAAGGTGAATATAGCAGTCATACAGTATTCAAGGAAAAGATGATGGTGTATAGCGATGCATGTAGTATAGCTGACCGCTACCTGAAAGAATGCGTGCTTTACCTAAAAGAATGCTGTATGCCACTTTATAACGGTGAAGGGAAATTAAAATCTAATAGAACTGTTTTTCGTGTAATAGGAGAATGAGCGATTCTGTTGACATATTAAAGAAACTGGCTCTTCAAGTAAGAAACGCATCTGTAGAAGGAGAGAATACAGCTGAAAGAATTGGGCGCATATTTATCGGGATTCTAGAAAACATGGATAATTCTGATATAGAAAAGCTCACCAAATACTTTTTACGCAAAGATAAAGAAGACACTGCCAATGAGCTGATCACGTTCCTGAAAGGTTTTTTGGTTGGTAAGAATGGTAGTGGAATTACTGTACTGGAAGATGGTACCTCTCAAGCCGTTGTTGACCGGCTTTATGTGAAGATTAAGGCTGTCTTTGATGAACTTGAAGTGAAAAAGAAAACGCATGTTGGTGGTGAACAGATCATATCTCCGGCCGGAATGAAGTGTGTCAGGGTGGAGGAACTTGATGAGAGCTACCGCTGTTTCTTTTTGTCGGAAGTCGATGGTATTACAATCAATAACGAATTTACAGTCGGTACATTCGCTTTATCTCAAGAATTTAATATTAAAGAAGGAACATCTCACAATGTATCCAACCGCTACTACTGGCGCGAGGTGACAGGAGTAGGAGCTGACTATATTGACTTGAGCAAAACCAATGCCGACAAGGACAGTGATATCCCGGTTGCCGGTGATGATATTATTGGTTTGGGACACTTGACGGATATCACTCGTCAGGCAGCTATAATCCTTTCTTCTGTTAATGAAACTTCGCCTTCCATTATTTTCTATCAAGGTATCAACTCTTTCTCTCTTGCCGGGAAAGAAGTCATCGGGTTGGGCTTTGACAAGTCCACCGGACACGCCTATATCAATGTGTATGGTGATGCCTATATCGGTGCCAAGGATGAGAGCACTTACATCCGTTATACACAAAAAGGCGGTGTTGATATCAAGGGTATGTTCCATATCGAGCAGGGTTCCACCGGATGGCGTAACATGGAAGGGCTTCCGGATGAGATACAGGCGGCTGCCGATTTGGCCCAAAAGGCTCAGGATGCGATAGACAATGCGGCTGTCGGCTCGGTCAATCTGTTGCGTAACTCCGGGTTTACCGGAGATTATGAGAGTGAAACATTGTCCTCTGATACTCAATTGTCTGCTGATACCGATTTGTATAGTAAACAATTAAAGTATTGGACGGGTGTGGCTACCGTATCCGCGGACAGTACTGCCGGCTCTGGGTATTCTGCTGCAATCGGTAGTTTGTCCCAATCCGTATCATTGATTAAAAATGAGAACTATGTTATATCCTTTAAAGCTAAAGGTGTGTCTGTGGCTGTTTCGTGTGGTGATTTCAGCACAACTCAGCCTCTTACGTCCGGTTATCAAAGATACACTTTCAAGTTCGCATTTAACGGTACAGGTATTTTTATGCTTAGCGGTACCGCAACCGTTTGTGACCTTCAACTAGAAAGAGGGACCATTGCCACAGACTGGAAACCGTCCATTTTGGATAACGACAAGGCAACAGCCGGTTTTCAGTCAATCAATTATATCGCCAGTGCGATCAAGGATGGATCTGTGGATATTCTTGGCGGTCTGATATTGGCCAATATGATCCAGTTAGGCAACTACAAGGATGGCAAGATGCAGAAGGTCACCGCCGGAGTTAGCGGCATATACAATGACGATGATGATGTGGCATTTTGGGCAGGTGGCACGTTACAACAGGCTATATTGACCGTGATGAGGTTTCGTAATGATCCGAATTATCAACCCACCGATGAAGAATGGGCGAATATGGCGAACTTCGTTGCCACTCATGGTGGCGATACGTTCCTGCGCGGCTATATTTATGCCTTAGGTGGTAAGTTCAGAGGTGTGGTTGAAGCCTTGGGCGGATTTTTCCGCGGAAAAGTAGAAACATCTGTTGACGGGAAACGCATTGTCATTGATCCGGATAAAAATACTCTTGAAATGTACACGACTGAAGGACATGCCACCTTGATATTAAGGTTCGACACATCATCGGACGGATGGGAATATGGTGATTTGATTTTGCGGAAATATGCAGGGGACCAATTGATACTAGAAACGACTGTATATCCGGAACGTATCAGAATACAGAATCATGTGGAAAATACGGATATCATTCTTAATCCCAATAACGTATCCTTCTATGGTTCTAAAGGCGAAACGCTGTTAGTCGGAATGAAACCGGTATATAATGGAGTGGGTGTGTATAAGCATGTGGCCAATATTGATTGCAGTAATTGGCCGGGGAAAGATGATGTTTCGTCAGGTCAGGTATATGTGGAATATGAGACAGTAGAAGGAGTCGTGACAAACGGGACTTTAAAAGTAAAGAAGTGATATGGAACTGAATAGTATTAACAAGACAGGTACTTGGAGTGAGGCGGCAGACCGTCTTAACAACAACTTTAGCAAGACTTCTACCGAACTAGAAAAGGTCAAGCAGAACGGTATCCGCAACAAGGGATTATTTTCTACTCTTAAATTGCTGGAAGAGGCTGTTCCATCTCCTGTTGTAGGTGACTGGGCTGTTGTGGGGGATACCATACCGGGCCCTATATATGAATGCAAGATAAAGGGGGCATGGAGTCCTACAGGCACGACAGGAGGTGGCGGAAGTGTTGACTTGAACGGATACCTGACAGCCGAGGAGATAGACGATGTAACATCAATATTATAAGAGTTATGATAAGAATTAATTATCAGTCCGATTTTAAAATCATAGAGAAGAGCCTGAATGGAGATATAAATACTCCCTTCCGGTTTACTTACCGCACAGTCCTGTCGGGGTGTGTTGTTGCGGAGTTTGACGGGCACGGGTACAAGAACTGCCGCAGGCTTAATGATGGTGGTCTGCTGGTCATTTTTGACAGGCATGGACTACGTCCCGGTGCTCTGTCAGTCAAACGCGAATACTATCTTTCCGATGCTGATTTTGCCGATGGCATCTGCAATCTTGTATCGGTGGAGAATACAGGTGTTATCCTCGTTGCCGGAAAGACGGATGAGAGCACGGCGGAGATCATGTCCTATCCGGATTATGCCGCATACAATGCGGTGCAGAGCGTCCCTCTGTCAGAGAGGGAGTATGATGATGTGCTGAGTGATTTTGTACCTCCTCTGCCACCGGAAGAGAAATAATGATTTAATAGTTAAATAAATAGTTACATAAAATAATGATAGCTTAAGTTCCCCCGGAACTTAGGCGGATGAAAGGAGATATTATGGCAAAAATGCATAAACTGACCAAGGGTGGACAAACCATTTATCCAGCTACCATTTATGACGCAGTGGTCAACCCCAAGACACGAAAGAGTCTGACTACGGAACTGTCGGGTTTAAATAAAGGAAGTGCCATTTCAACGCAATTTGATACAGACTTTTCGAAAACCAGACTTGGGATCCCAAAAGAAAATAGAAGCACAGGAAAAATTTTAAGTTATAGGAATGGAACAACCGGAGATCTCACTGTTGAAATGTATATGGGAACATCAATGGATGATCAATATTGGAGCGACGATTTATTTTGGTGCCAGTTGTTGCCATCGACCAAATTTCCCTTCATCAACATCACGGCAATAACCGGCAATAATTACAACACGCCTGATTCTGCCAGGAATGCTCTGCCGAATACTTACAATAAAAAAATCGGATTGGTTTTCACTTATAGAGATTTGACAAACAGATATAGGGTATATCTGTACAATTCTGAAACGAGTAATTATATACCGCTTGATTCTTACATGTACGATTCTGTCGTGTATAATTCAAACAAATCTAATACGAGGTTGTCGATAAGCAGTATTAACCGGAGAAAAGGATTTATCTTATCGTATCAAAACGAAGACAGGTTTACAATTGAAATATACAATTCTGATAGTGTAGAGAATTCAAATTGGATAAATGACAAGAATTGGATCGAAGTATTAACAATTGACTCTCTTGAAGAAGTTCAAAACGACTTGATGAAAATACGACACATGTTGCAGGATGTGTCAATCAACAAGGTATATGATGAACTATTGTTTATAAACAAAACAATAGACGGTTCTGGAAATATTGTAAATGGGAATGGAGTTCTCATAGAAAAAATTGATATACCGGTAGGGAAAGAATATGTCTATACCAATGCATATTCAGTTTCTTTTTATCGAGATGATGACACGCTGCTTAGCACGATAAACATGGGTGCTCCAACAGGAAAAAATATATCAAAAAGAGAAATCCCCTCAGAAGCGTCATATTGTAGGGCGTGGAACAACAGCGCAAGAGATTTCTATTATCTATCATTTGATGAAAATTTTATTCCGCTTGAATTCGGTATAACACAGCTTCCTGAAACTTTTTTCGATAAAAACCTGATAACAAACAATAATCTTATTGATGGTTATAATAATGTAAATGGATCGTTACAGTCAAATGAAGCCTATAGTACTACACGATTGATTAGAATCGTTGACAATGTTACATCTGTATTTACCAATGCTTTTTCAGTTGCTGTGTATACAGCAGATGGCATGTGGATTGGATATAGGGGTAGTCAAGGAAGACGTTTCAGGGAGGTGATGACGGGTGAGAAAAATTGGGAATATATAATTTTTAATTTTGACAGTGCGGACTTCCCGTTTGTTTCATTGAATTATTTTCCCTGCAACCCACAAAATGTAAGAAATGTAAAGTTAGATAGGGATGAAATAATCAATATGGCATATAGAGGGAAGAAATTCTGCTCGTTTGGAGATTCTATCGTTGAGCTGATCTCGTGGCAGAAGTATGTATGGAAATACTTTCAATTCTCAACGCATTACTGTCGAGGTATCGGAGGTTCCAAGGTTACATCCATTTCTCCACAAACCAAAAAGGTGGATGAAAATGGCTACTATAATGCCGCTCATCCTGAGGAAGGAACTATCACTATACAGGATAATATGTGTGGTGACGGACGAATAAATACTATTCCGACCGATACGGATGTATTAGTTATATATGCCTCTGCTAATGATATCACGGCAAGTGCCCAAATCGGGGAACTTGACGATCAGGACGAAACTCATTTAAAATATGCCTATGGACTAATGTTGAGAAAGATTATCAAAAGATTGCCGGATGCCAAGATCTTCGCTTGCATTCCACATAATTTTTACAATTCTCATAATAATGCCGATTATCCTTATAAAAATAATATAGGATTGACGATACAAGATTACGGGAGTGTGATAAAAGAAGTATGTGCAATATATTCTGTTCCCGTTATTGATGTAAATGCATTAAGTGGAATATCGACACTTAATATCACAACGTATTTGCAGGATCAAGTTCATCCAAATTCCGCAGGAGGTATGAAGATAGCTAACG